CTCATTGACAAGCTAATCCCCGACCCTGAAGCCAAAGCCAAGGCACAGCTTGATCTGGCGGTGCTGGCGCAGAACGGCGAGCTAGCTGCGATGGCAAACGAAACAAAGCTGGTTGAGATTGAGCATACAAACACCAGTGACAGGTGGAAAGCCGACATGGCCTCCGACTCTTGGTTATCTAAGAACGTGCGCCCTTTGACGCTTGTTTACATTTTGAGCGCCTACCTTGCGTTAGCAATTATGGATGGTACAGGCTTTCACATCGCTGAGTCTTACGTCACTTTGCTTGGGCAGTGGGGGATGCTCGTGATGGGCGCTTACTTTGGTGGTAGAACACTTGAAAAACTGGCTGACATGAGGTCAAGAAAATGACACCTCATTTCACCCTGGCTGAACTAACGCACACCGATCATCGTGAATTTGACAACACCCCAAATGAAACAGAACTTGCAAACCTCAGACGTCTTGCAGAATTTCTTGAAGACATCAAAACAGTACTTGGAGGCAAGCCCATCATGGTCAATTCGGCTTTCCGATCAAAACAAGTCAATGATGCTGTGGGCAGCAAAGATACTAGTCAGCATCGTATCGGCTGCGCTGCTGACTTTCGGGTACCGAGCATGACGCCTGACCAAGTTGTCAAAGCCATCATTGCATCCAGTTTGGGCTATGACCAAATCATCCGCGAGTTTAACGCCTGGACACACATTAGCATCCCAAATACGCCAAATGCAAAGCCCCGCAAGCAGGCACTAATCATCGAAAAATCTGGCACTCGTCAGTATACGTAGCAAATCAAAAGAGCCAGCCAAAGCACACCAGCGACTGACATCAGCATCCAAGTTGCTAGCCGCCAACAGGACTGTTTAAAATTCACAGCGCATCTTGCTCGGCATTGAGTGCTTCCCATTCTTCTTGCGAAATAAGTGGGATTGCTATGGGTGGATGGTCAATTAACATTTGACGCCATTTCATTTCACGCTCAATGCGCTCAAACTCATCGTCTTCTTCAGTGTGTATCATGCTTGCTCCTTCAGCCAAACTATAAAACTGTCCTTAGTGTCTGTCTCCCACGGCATGGCCTTGATCTTGTCTGCGATCTGCTCAAACGCTTCTGTCCTTCCAACCTTTCGACCTTCTTCAAAATTTGCCCAATCTGGCTGAAATGGCTTTGGCTGTGGTGGGGTGGTGGATACCCAATGCGTACCCGCTGACACTTTGTAATCCTCACACTGCATAACAACAGTGACAGTGCCTTTGGAAAAATCAGCGGTATCTATCAAACAAGGCCACGCCACAGGCTCCTGTGCTGGCTGTGCTGCATCAAAATCTTCCGCCAAGTAATACTCTTTGCCGTGTTCCGTGTCATCCCGCGTAAATATTTTCATGTGTTTTTGCTCCTTAATTTGGCTTCAATGGCTTTTGCAATATCAATTGTGTCTGTGTTGTACACTCTAAACTGCAAAACAGTCCAAATCTCCTCATCCGTCAGCCCTACCCACGGGCGCTGTGGTGGGGCGGTGTAAAGAGGCACTCCCGCAGACCCATCAGTTACTTCACGCCAAATGCCGTCAGTGAATTTTGCGAATTTACCAACAGGCTCCTGCTCTGGCTGTGCCATCCTATTGACTGCTGCCTGTAAATTTGCACGAGCATCTTGTATATTATTTTGATACGAGCGAGAAAATGGGCCGCGCTCCATTGCGTCTGCATATTTATCAGCTAATTCCATAATAATTTCAAGGCAGGCCGCCACAGGCTCCTGCTCTGGCTGTGCCAGTTGATACCCAAACTGCCGCAGAACAGACTCGTACTTGTCGCCAGCACGAATGGCTGCGGCCATCGCGTCAAATACTTTTGCCGGGCCGCCAAGCGGGTTGGCTTGTCGGTACTGCGCTGTCTGTGCCAAGGCTTTACGGGCAACGTTAATTGCATCCCAAAGTCCTTCCACGGCTTCTTCACTTGCGTCAGGGCTTTCAGACAAGTATGTTGTAATCGCCTCCAGCGCCAGCTTCAATGCTTCGTCTTTAGTCATGCTTGTCCCCCTCTGGCTCGGATGTTCTCAGCGGCTTGGACTGAGTAAAAAGTATTTTCTGCTTCCTTTGCACACGCCTCGCGCTCAATTGCAACCATCTTTTCGCACATCAGCGTCCAACTTGCGTTGGCTCTGCGATTGGCTTCTCCAGTGGCCGCCTCTCTTTCGGCAGCACGGACTAGGGCGGCAAAGGCTTCAATTTTTTCTACTACATCTTTTGGCGGTTTGAGCCATGTGCAGATTCCAGCTTCACGCGCCATCTCCATAACGGTTTTGCTTAACTTATAATCAAGCCACAGTTCACGGCCGTTTTCCGCTTTAATGTCAAGGGCGATCTGACGCTTGCGCCAGCCTGAGTTGTGATCTCCACTCATTTGCATTTCTCCTTCTTGTCGTCACACTTAGCCGTGATGTGTGGTGCTGGCATGATGATCGGAGCCATCTTGACGGGTTCGGGCGCTCGGACAGGGGCTACCTTCGCAGGAGCCACCCTTGCAGGGGCTGAAGCGATGTGCGGCACACTGATGTGCGGTGCAACAGTGATCGCAGAGAAAATCATGGCGGTAATCATTGCTCCCTCGCTTTCAGCATTTCATCTGCTTGGTGGTATGCGGCGCTTGCGGTTTCATTTGGCATCATGTCTTGTCGCCAATCGGAATCTGAACAAAACGCCTCCATCGCTTTTGCTGCAAAGTAATCGCGCAGGGTTATGCCTCTGCCGTAAACGGCAGCTGAATCTGGTTGCGGAAATACTGGTGGGTTGTTCATACGCGCCCCCTTGGTATGGCCAACAGCCACTTGGCCCCAAGCAGTCGGACGCTACGCACCCACTGGCGCTGGTAATCGCGTTGGCCTGGGAACAGGCTACGCGCTTGGGTTAATCGAGTTATGTTCATTTGGTTTCCTTTGTAAGTAGTTTTCTATATGCGTCAAGTGCAACGCGCAAATCTTCACGCAATGCCTTAATTTCTTCTTGTTGCTCTAACACCTTCTTGTTTGCTTCTTCGGCAAACTTTGCTAAATTTCTTTGCTCCCATGTTTGAAAGCTAGTCACGGTTTTTTTCCAACCTTCAATAGTTCTACACGTTCACGGGCAACTCGCAAAGTGTTGTATCTCTGGTGGATTCTCTCCAACATAGACACACGCTTGTACTTGCTGCGTTCCTCATCCAACAAAACCAACAAATCGGTTTCGGTGTAGTTTGGTAATTCACTCTGAAATTTTCGCCATGTCAGCAATTTTTTTCTCCAAGTCGGCAATCTGTGCCGTAACTTTGTTGTAGGCCCGTGACGCACTGTTGTTTGTACGGGTTCGAATAGCTAGTTCCGCTTGCGCGGCCCTTAGCTTGGCTTTGAGTTGAGTCAATTTTTTGTTCATGTTGGAAAGTTTATCACAAATAAATTACTTCTTCAACATCATTCCTGATGCCGTGCCAGGGTCAATCACTAACCACCCGTTTTCATGGGGTTCAATTAGCTTGGCCTCAATCAATGGCGCAATGAATGAGCCGCTAACCAAATCTGGTTTGACAGCATCAGTGATGCGTTTTTGTTTGGTTCCTTCCAATCCGTTCTCTTTGCCATAGTCAACCAAGGCCGATCTGGTGAGGTACGGCGCACCGCCTCGATCTTCTGCGCCTGATGCCCACCATGCTTTTTCAAACGATACAAAGCCTGCGTTTGTTTTTTTGGCGTTTTCTGGTTCTTCGCCTTTGACTACCACCGCGCTGGTGACTTGCTCTCCGTCCTCATCAAGCCAGCCAGGTATCGCTACCGATTCAAGTTCAACGTAGACGGTATGTGCCATCTCGGCATCTTTAGACTTGCGCTGGATGACTTCCATTGGCTTGCCAGGCTTGCTTGGCACAATGCTAATTTCAATGTCCAATGCGCCGCGCCATGCACTTGAACCTCTGGCACGGTGTTGGGCTTCATCAGATACGCCCGTGTGGTGAACCAGAATGACGGTGCAGCCAAACTCTTGCATGAGTGCAGCGCAGGCGTCCAGCATGGTTTTGGCGTCCTGTGCGCTGTTTTCGTCACCCGCCATAAAACGGTGCAAAGTATCTACGGTAATCACGCTTGGCTTAATCTTCAGCGCCCTGACTGCCTCTAGCACCTTTGAATATCCCTCGGCAGTGTTCAGGTCTACTCCCGACTTACTGACCCACATGTTGAGGCTAGTGACGTTGTTATGGTGCTTCCATGCGGCTATGCGCGAGCGCAGTCCGTGATGCCCTTCGCCAGCGAGATACACCATGTTTCCAGCCTTGACCTTATGGCCAAACCAGTTAGCCTTGCCGCTGGCAATGTGCAACATCCAATCAAGGGTGACAAAGGTTTTACCGCCGCCGCTTGGGCCATGCACCATGACCAAGGCTTGGTCTTGTATCCAGTGCTTTACAAGCCACGAAATGGGCGCTGGCTGCGCTGAAAAGCCATCAGCAGGGATTAGGTAGTCTGTGACCATTGGAGGCTTTAAAAGCAGCGCCAAGTCGTGCCCCGTTTGGACGTAATCATTGGCGTCACCTTGGATTGGCGGCATTGTCATACGTACCCCATATTTAGCACTCGCCTGCTCTGCGTAGCGCTGGCCTACGCCACTTGCATCATTGTCAGCAACAATGCAAATGTCCAATGTCGGATGTGCTGTTTTAAGGATTCCCGTTACAGGCACTAAGTTGCTGGCGCTATACGCCACGGCGCAGGGTTGGCCTGTTACCTCGGCAATGGTGGCGGCCGTTGCAAAGCCTTCGGCAATGTAGAGGGTGGTGGCGTCATCCATGCTGCCCACAAGCCAAAACATTGAACCTGTTTGCCCACCTGGGTGATACAGTTTGCCGCCTTGGTGGTCAATGTATTGGATGCTGGACAACTCTCCGTCTGAGTTGTATAGCGGCACCATCAAACGCCCGTCACCCGTAATCCGTGCCCCATTAGGCTGTATGCCTTTGCGCTGTAGGTAGGGATGCTCTGGGCTTGCGGCACCTGCTTGCGACCAGATTAAATCCACGGTGTTCGCGGCCACTTCGCGGGTCTTGGCTTGTTCGGCATCGCGCTGTGCCTTGGCCTCTGAGAGCCTGCGAGACTGCGCCATTTCTTCTGCTACCGTCAGGCTGCGGCCAATCTCAGCTTTCCAAGTAAGCTCAACACCAGAGCGCCAGCATCCGAAACGCCCTGCGGGTACGCCATCGTTAAAGGCTATGTACCAACCAGGCTTGTCGTGGCCTTTCTCGCCCTTGGTGCCACTGTTAAAACGGTGGACTTTACCGTCTAGGTGTATGGCCTCTGGTGGCTTTAGCCCTGCGCCTAACATGGCGTCTTTTAGCTGATCCTCTGGTGCGGAGGGGGTTTGTTGTACTGGTGGCGACCAAGGGCCGCCAAGGATACTTGCGAGGTCTGACATTTATTAAATTTCCGTAGATGGTGGTTTGCACTTATACCCATGCCGCCGCAATAGCTGGAGTGCTTCGCGAACGGCCTGCGCTGCTGCTGCTGCTGTCTCACTGTTCCAGTTGTAACGGCCATCCTCATACACCACCCGGCCCTGCTTTATGTCCCACTTGAGCAGCATACTCACTAGGCTTGTATTGGCGCTGTAAGGCAACCCATCTCCAGCGTCAAACAAAATTTCAGCCGCCGACATTGGCTTACCGGCTTGGCGCAAAACTGCACGGATGCACTCGGTACGGCTACTGCTTTGCGACTCCACCGCTTGACGTTCAGTTGGTGCGCTAGGGCGCATCAATCCGCCCCAGATTGAACTTGAATTGTTTAGGTCTGCCATTTATTTTTCACTTGTTGTTAAAAAGTTGTTGACACTGTATCACGAACCTGTGTTAAGATGCAACCACGCTTCGAACTGAGTCCAGACGGAAGCGCAAACAGAGAAGGAGAAAGCCACATGGCTATATCGTTAAAACGTACCAGCGGCCTTAGTGCCAACGGTGTCAAATTGCTTGTCTACGGACAAGCTGGTTCGGGTAAGACAAGTCTGATTAAGACTTTGCCAAGCCCTGTAGTATTGTCTGCCGAAGGCGGGTTGTTGTCCATTCAGGACGCCGACTTGCCCTATCTGGAGATCACCAGTATGGATGATTTACGCGAGGCTTACAGTTGGGTGCTGGAGTCTGAGTACAAGTCAGTAGCTCTTGATTCCATCAGCGAGATCGCCGAGGTTTGCTTGAACCATGAGAAGAAGGTCAATAAAGACCCTCGGGCGGCGTATGGCGCTATGCAGGAACAGATGGCCGACATTATTCGAGCATTTCGTGACTTGCCAGAGCGCCATGTGCTTATGACTGCCAAGTTAGAAAAGACCCAAGACGAGATGGGGCGTGTTCTGTATAGCCCGTCCATGCCAGGCAACAAGACAGGCCAAGCATTGCCTTACTTCTTTGACGAAGTGTTGGCGCTGCGGGTTGAGAAGGATGCCGAGGGCAATACTCAACGCGCCCTGATGTGCGACTCTGATGGCCTGTGGTTGGCAAAGGACAGGTCAGGCAAGCTGGGCGCTTGGGAAGCACCAGACCTTGGCGAAATCATTGCCAAGATTGGGGGTGTGGCATGAAAGCGCATGTTGGACTTATCGCCCTGTGGACGGGCCAGATCAAAGGGAACATGGAGCACGTAGAAGCCATGTGCATTCATCAAATGGACGATGCGAAACTTGAACAGTTTGAGAAATACATCCGTGATATTGGCTACTCAATTGCCGCAATTACAAGACACATTAACCAAGTACAGGAATCAGAATGACTTTATATCAACGCTGGATAGACGCCAAAAAGTTGGAAGTTGCTGCGGTAGCTGAGCGCCGCGAACTTGAAGACTTGATTAGCAAAGAACTTGCAGTTCCAAAAGATTTGGATAGCACACTTCATTGCGAGGCTGAAGGTTACAAAATCAAGCTGGAAGGCCGCATCAATAAGAAGATTGACGCTGACAAACTGCAAATGCTTGCTGCTGAAGCTGGTTTGTCTGAACACTTGTCCAGCCTTTTTCGCTGGAAACCTGAAATCAATGCAAAGGTTTGGAATGCGGCTGCTGAAGTCGTGACCGGCCCTTTGCTTGGTGCTATTACGTCCACCCCTGGACGCCCCACTTTTACAATTACTAAGGAATAATCATGGCTTTTTTAGACGAAGAATTTAGTGTAGACACGCTGCCCGTTGGTAATGGTGCTTTTGAACCTTTGCCTGAAGGTTGGTACAACGCCGCCATTACTGGCGCTGAGATCAAGCTGACCAAGGCAGGCGATGGCAAATACATTGCTTGCAAGTACACCATTACAGGCCCGAGCCACCAAGGGCGGGTTATCTTTGGCAACTTGAACATTAAGAACGCCAGCACCAAGGCCGAGGAGATCGGACGCCAGCAGCTTGGCGAGATTATGCGAGCCATTGGACTAGCCAAGGTGTCTGACACTGACCAATTGATTGGTGGAAACTTGGGCATCAAGTTGACCGTGCGAACTGGCGAGTATGCAGGTAATGAGATAAAAGGGTTTCGGGCTTTAAGTGACCCTGCACGCAATGTGTCTGTACCGTTCAAGTCTGTAGTGCCTAGTGCTGCGCCTGCCAAAGCTGCACCACCTTGGGCAAAAAAATAGGCAAAAAAAGACCCCGCTTTTAACGGCGGGGTCAACTACTCAACAGGAGAACAAACATGATGATACCAGAGCCAGAAGTAACAATTGCCAGTTTAATTGACAAAGCCCATGAAGCACGGCTAGAGCAGCCACGTGCCCACATGGGGGCCAGCACTTTAGGCCACCACTGCGAACGCTGGATGTGGCTATCCTTCCGTTGGGCGGTGCAAGAAAAGTTCAAGGGCCGCATCTTGCGATTGTTTAGGCGTGGTCAGAACGAGGAGGCCACCATAATTAGTGACCTACGGGCCATTGGCATGAGCGTGACAGGTACTCAGCGCAGGGTTGACTTTGGTAGCCATGTATCTGGCAGTCTGGACGGCATTGGCAAAGGAGTGCCTGGGGCAATCAAAACTGAACACGTTTTGGAATTCAAGACGCATAGCCTGAAGTCATTTAATGATTTAGAGAAAAATGGTGTAGCTAAGTCCAAGCCCATGCACTTTACACAGTGTCAGGTCTATACGCACGGCACCGAGTTAAAACGGGCTTTGTATGTGGCTATCTGCAAGGACGATGACCGCATCTACACCGAGCGCTTAGAGTATGACCGTGACCATGCCGAGAAAGCCATTGCCAAGGGCCAGCGGCTGGCGCTGACTGACCGTCTGCCGCCACCAATCAGCACCGACCCGACTTGGTTTGAGTGCAAGATGTGCGCTGGGCATGACTTTTGCCACGGCAGCAAGACCACCAAGGAGGTCAATTGCCGAACCTGCGCCCACATTACGCCATTGTCTGACAGTACGTGGCACTGCGCCAAATGGGATGCTGTTGTACCTACTGACGCGCAGTATGAAGGTTGCGAAAACCATGTGTTGCACCCAGATCTGGTGCCGTGGAAGCGTTTGGAAAGCCCTAGCAATTGGGTGGCCGTCTACAAGATTAACGGGCAGGGATTGGCTAATGGTGAGCCAGGAGAGGGGGTGTACTCTAGCAAGGAATTGCTTGCCAATGCTGCGGCTTGTTCTATCC